GTGTACCTGTCAAGCCATCTAATGAGCCTGTCACCCATGTTGCGTCATCCCAAACAACTTCAAGCTTTGGTGGAAATACTGTATGTGTATCGGAAGAAAAGAACTTAAACATTCCAGATCCAGAAGTGCTCACCTCTTCACCATCAGTTCTCTTTAATAAGAACCCACTATTTTCTTTAATACTTCCGCTTATCCAACCGTTGACAATTTCTGTTACGTCAAATCTTGGATCTATCTTTGTATTTTTATTAAATGTGTAAGAGCTAGATGATGCTTCATAATATGTACCACCTAAACTTGAATTGGCAGAAGCCCACGTAGATGCAGTACTAGCATTTCTATATTTCCAGCTTGCACCATTTGTTGACTGTGGAAAGTCAGTAAATTTTCCTGTTCCTTCTGTCCAGCTTTGTGATACTGCATAAGCATGCATTACTGTATCATCTTCTATCTCAATTGCTCCTGCATCATATAAGTTTAAATAAAATTTAGCATCTGTTCCAATAGAGCCATCAACAACAGATGAAGATAGTTCAGATATATCAAAATAAACTAGAGATCTTGCAATGCTATTAAATGCAGTAGAATTTTCTTGGAAGTTCTTGCCTACTTCTAAGATCTCGTCTTTACCAAGATTCTTAGCACTTCCTGTTCCAGCAATATCATTGCCTCTAATTAGTGTAGTATCTTTTTCTGCAAATATAAAATGATGAGCCATTAATAATCTCCTAGCACTTTACCAATAATATCTGAATCAGGAAGACGTACTTCAAAAATAGAAGGATCTAGTGAAGGATAGATAATATCTTTAACAGTTGCCGCTTGTATGTCATAAACATTCCCTGAATATCCTAATTCTTCTTTAAATTTATTTTGAATTATTATTGTATCTTTATTTGGATTGTTGTCAATTGGAGGCACAACATTATTAACACCCTCTACCAATGATATTTGATAAGCAACGTCTTGTAAAATTATTGGCTGATTGATTTGCCATTTATCTATATCAAAATGATCTTTTACTTTTTGAATACAATTTAATAATACCTCGTTTTTATTGTATCCCTTCTTCGCGTAGATAGCAAACCTAACCGATATATTGATCATGTATGCATCTTTAAGATTTATAGCATCAGTCAAGATTCTGTAAGGACCTAAGTAAGTCCTAATATTTCTCTTGGTTGCTTCATTTACCTTGACTAGTTTTTTATCACTGTCATATCCTAGTACGTAGAAATTAAGTGCCATTGGATTCCGCACCCTATCACCTTCACCTAATAATTCTGCAATAGAAACTTCTCCACCTAATTTTTCTAATGTTTCCATGTTGATAATACCGTCTTGTATTATTCCTTCGCCAGTTTGTAGCTGGTCATCTTGATTAATATAAATCTTTTGCACATTACCATATTTTGCAGGTAAGTTATATACTCTTGTAATATAGTCTTCTTTTGATACAGATCTATTTTGTGCTTGAAAATATGCTTTTGTATTTTCTTTTATTTCTGTTAAAGATTCTTCTCCTCTTCCACCTGTTGCAGGTATAGGATTTGTAACTGCTATAGAATCTTTTGTTTCAGACAATATTGATGCATCTAATGCTGAAGATGCTATTGATAGTTCTAAACCTCTTTTTGAAGTTATTGTGCCAGCAGGTACGTTTGCCTCAACACCGCCACCATAAGAATATTTTATAGTCAGTGTTGTATTTGCAGGTGCTTGACCATAGACTGCTGTATTTAAAAAGTTGGCAGGGTCTAATGCACTATTGTTATTTAAAAAGTTTGTATTGGTAAAATTATTTCCTACTGTGGAGGGATTAGGAATTATCTCTTCATCTGGTTGCGAAGAAGTTCCTGAACCAAAACACAATTCTAACTTACCATCAGTATTAACTTTTGTCTTGAATCTTTTTTGTGTCCTCAAAACTTTTAATATGTAAGGTGTAGTTTCATTAAATCCTGCAAGATTAGGATCAAATTCTGCAGTGTTTGCTACATCATCAAATACTAAATCTTGTGCAAGTGATTCAACTTCATAGTATTTCCCGTTATCAGAATCTAATACGCTGATAACTTCTAAAACACCTTTTTGTCCTAAAGTAACTTTATCATAAGCAACTGCATTTGTAAATGTAAATTTTTCTGTTGTTATTGTACCACTTACAGCTTTGCAAGATTTTTTAAGTAAAAATTTTGTTGGTGCACCGTTATTGTTTACTTCATAAATTTCTGATGTTGTTGGGTCCATAGAACTAGAATGGCTAAAGTCTACATCATCTAATGTCCTAAATGTTTTTCCATAGTCCGATGCTTCTACAACACTTCCAGCCTTCACTGTATAAGCATAATTGTAATTTGGTGCTACGTTATCTCCTGCTCCTGTCGCTGGTACAGTCTGATAAACATCTAAATTTGCAGTTGAAGGTGTTGCTATTGTTGGTTTGTATCCGTAAGATTGTGCTATATCAAATACTGTTTTTCTTTCTTCTGCATAGGCAAGTAGTGATTCACGAAATTGTTCATCTATATAAAATGATAGAACATCACCTACGTAAGATGCCATCTCAATAAACATCATTCCAGGAGATGCTTCATTAAAGTCTGCATAACTTTGAGGAAAGTATGTCTTTGCATACTCAATTAAATCTGCTTTAAAGTTATTAAAGTTTTTATTGAGATAATTTACCGGTTTTGGCATTATTTTAGTGCTAGCCATTCTTATCCTCCTCTTGCTAGTGTCAATGACACAGATTCTGTAGAATTAGGATCTGTCTTAACAGCAAACCCTATAGATATTCCAACAGTATTTTGATCGTCTTGAGCATCAATAATAAGTGTCTTTATAATTACATGTGGCAACCAGTGTGCAACAGTTGACTTTATGCTTTCTTCTAATTTCTTTTCAAGACCAGGCTCAAAGTTTTCAAACAATAAATTAAATATATTGCTTCCAAATTCTGGCTGAGCTAATCTCTCACCCTTAACAGTTAACAATAAATTTTTTAAGTTAGTCTTTGTTTGCTCTAACAACGTAGAAGAGGATTTAAAAAATCCATTTTGTCCACTTCTAATCGGCAGTGTTAAACCAATCCTAGCATCAGGATCATTATCTCTTGATCTTGCTGAGGCGTTTCTGTAATCTTCGATTGCCATTATTTTAATCTACCTTTGCCTGCATTCTTTTTTAATTCTTTAGCCAAGTTATCTGATACTGGCTGAAAGGAGCCACCAAGCTGAGATGCTCTTCTCCTTGTAGTTAAATATCGTATTCCTGCATTTGTAGTCACAATACCAAGCTCTAATCCTTGTTTCATATTATCTAGAGCAGCTTGTTGCTGAATGGTCGGTGCTAATATTCCTAACAATTGTTGTATATCATCTGCAATCCATTGAAGACTATTTTTTTCAATGAGCGGAGTTATTTTTAGAGAGTTCCTATTACCAGGTTGAGGAATTCTTATTCCTCCAGGGAGAGTTTTAAATCCTCCATCACCTACTTGTTCAACTTCTGCTCTGGCGACATAATCGTGTATTGCATTGGCCAACTTTGAAGCTTCTTCTACGTTCTCTTTCATCTCCTGAATTTTAGGCTTTGTCTTGAGAAACGTATTTTTCGCTGTCTTATCGTTCTCTATCTTTGCAATATTTCTTACTAATCGTTTTTTATCTAGAGCCATGTTTCTTTTCTATTGCTTTAACAACTTTTGCTGAATGACCACTCATTGCTTTTTGCATAAAATCTGGCATAGCACCTGTAGGTTGTCCTGCTGGTGTAACACCTGCGACTTCTGTCATTCTATCAGAAGTATAAGCACCTCCACCCATTGTTGGATATGCTTCTTGACCGCCACCGATTCCGCCTTCTGTCTCATTTAATATCTTATTAAGAACGGGATCTTTTACATTTAAGTTAGTCTTTGGCCCTGAACTAATTTCATCTGCCATGAGTTCACTTACAGTATTCTTTACTGGTGGGTTTGTTATTTCTGATATTACAATTTGCATTTGTTTAGCAACTTCTTTAGACACCATTTCTTTTATCAATTTTTTTAGTGTCGTTATTTGTTTTTTATTCATTTTGCTTACCTTTATCTATAGCTTGTTGTTTTTAACATATCATCTAATTCTGTCATACATTCTGACAGATCTAAAATTTGTGAGTCTAATATTGCATCAATTTCTTCTTCACTAAGTATTCCATTTTCAGAAACTCCTGCACCTCCATCTTCTCCCATCACCCAGTTACCAGTTGCTGGTACTGTTGCTGGAGCTTGTAAAGTTTCTCCTCCATCTCCTAAAGCAATTCCATCAATTAGTGTATCACCAGGATTAAGGCCCATATTAGGAGGGAAGTATAAATTGTCTCCATCATCTCCTTCATTTAAATCATCTAGTAAATTGTCTAAGTCTGCATTTGGATCAGGCAAACCAGGTGCTCCGTCTAGCGAACCAGCATCACCTAAATCTCCTAGTGCTCTATCAACATAAACACCACCAAGCTTTTCACACTGCTCTTTAGATAGGCCTGCTTCTGCACCTCTATTCATTGCGCACTGTGCAACTATCTTTTGCAAAAGTGCAATTAACTGTGGTAGTACTTTTTGTGTCATTGTCATATTCTTTACAGCAGCATCAATCATTATTGGAATGCCTTCTATCATCTGTATCATAAACAAGATTGCTTGTACTACTCTTAGAGGTTTTATGAGTTTTAAAATTAACTTTACTACTTTTTTAATTTTCTTAATTGTCTTGTTTATTTTCTTTAAAATTTTATTAATCTTGCTAATAGTCTTTAAGACCTTGTTCATAATCTTAACTAGCTTGTTAACATCTGGTATGAGATCACAAGCCTTATCAGGCTCCATCTCCATAAGTGTAATTAGGTTTTGTGTCTTTGAAAGAAACTTCCCCTGCATCATTGTAAGTGCATTTATCTTTTTCTGTATCTTCACCCACCAGTCACCAGATAGACCAGGAATGTTAACGTCAAAATCTAGTTTTGCTGCAAGATCATCTAACCTATCACCTTTTTGTGGCTTTCCTGCCAACTCTTGAAGACTGCAATAAGCATCATCAGAATCAGCACCACCAGGTGTAACAATTCCTCCGCCTTCTCCAATCTTGTAACCTTCTCTATCTATAGAGACAGGAGCATCTAAAATATTACCATCAGGATCTATTACTTTTCCATTAACTACAATATCTCCTACATCTAATGAAGTTCCTTCAGCAAATATTCTTGCATCACCTCCATATCCAGAGTGGATGACCTCAATACCATTAGGCCCCGCTATAAAACCTTCTTCTGTTATATAATCTCCAGCTCCTAATGTATCACCTGTATTGAAAGCTGAGGTAGTTGTAAGCTCGATGTCATAAACTTCAGCAGCAGCTTGATTTTGTAATAATTCTTCTTCACTCACTCCAGTAGTGCTAGACTCTCCGCCTTGAAAAATAGCATCACCATCTACAATCTGATCGCCTAGTAATAATGTTGCCCCTGGTGAGAGATTTCTTTTTAGTGATGTAATGTTGTTACAGTCTAGTGCCATTATAATCCTGTTTTGGGTCTTTTTGATACTTTAACATTTTTACTCAATAGTAAGTTTTCTAGTGCTGATTTCTGCCCAGCAGTACCGGCGTATCCTGACATCCCAGCACCTGCTCCCATAATTGCAGGTAGAGGAACTGGTCCACCTATATTACCTACACCTGTTGCAGATGATAATTGTGTTGCAAAACTATTTAGCTGCTGAAATAGCTGATGAAGCAGAGTGACTAAATTATCTCCTAATACTGCCGGCTGTAAATTATTTGCTTCTACATCACCTATCAAAACATTCTTACCAACAAGATTCGTATTGTTTTTTGATATTACATTTGCTGTATTTGATGCGAATAAATTAATCTGTCCTTTATCACCCACACCCTTAGTATTAAAAGTAATCCGTTCAGAATTACCTACTATTTGTGAACCCTTAAGTTCAGAAGGTGTAAATGTTTCACCTGCACTCGGTGAAATATCAATCTTAACAGTTTCATTTCTAGTCATCCATAAAGAAGCAGGATCCAGGTTGATATTTTCTTTTCTTGGTAGAAGTGCATTTCTAGAATTTTCTTCTATAGAAGATATTGACATCTTTATTACAGCGTTGTCCGGACTAGGAATACTGTCAGTGTCTGCAATTACATCAGTTCCTATCCTTATTGACTGGTCATTTCTACCATTAACTGCCCAGTCTCCAGGAAAATTTTTAACTGGTCTATTTACAACTTGTCTTTTAAAATTCTTTACATATTCATTAATATTTTTTGTTGTTGCTTTTCCGTCTTGTTGTGTTGCCATTGATCCTAGCATTATATTATTGTTAACACTATTTCTTATATTAAGCGGCTGAAAATAATATGTTTGTGCACCATAATTTATAATGGCAACTAATTCACCAGGAACAGGATAGCATTTTACTTGAGAGTCTAATGGAAATACCCAGCCACTATCGTCTTTAGGGAGTATAGGAAACGGTACATTTCCTGTGTTTACTTTTATACAGCCAATGTGAAGTGGTGTTACGTCATCATCTAAATCATTTTCATCCATAACAACATCAACAACTTCAGCAATTATTGATTGAACTGTTACTATCTTTTCATTTTGAACAATGGCATCAACGATTTCTCTTACACGCTTTTCGTCAGGAAGATCATTTGTTGGATCTATGCTGATTTGTGAGTTGTGTAATTTATCGATGAGGACTGTTTCGTGAGAATCACTCATATTTATCCTCTATGTTATATCAAGTGCGATATCGTCTACTTCTTTCTGTATACCAGCAGTAGCTTCTTCTAGCTTACTAATAATATCTTCTTTTTCTTTGTCAGATAAACCGAAATCACTTTCTACAGATTTTGTTTCTGTTTGCATAACTCTTTGTACTACTGCTGCTAGCTTAACTAACAATTCATCATTTCTTACATTTGCTTCCATGAAATCACTTATCATAGGAAACAAAGTTTGTGCACTTTGAGGATCTTTGATGAATGTCATCATTTCCTGTATAAGTGACTCTATCTGAATCTTATTTCGCTTTGAATTATCGTCTATCTTTTTAAATAGATCTGATACTGTTGTCCCTTTGAATATTTCATAGTCAGCTGACATTAGAACGTCCTTTGACTATAAATATACTAGAACTTACTAAATAGTACGTTTTGTAACAGGAGGATGTGCAATGTCTCCTTCTTTGTCCCATTTAGTATAGAGGTTCTTATAATGGCTTCTCATAACATTAAGTACTCTAGTAATATGTTGTGTACTATGTCCTGATATTTCCCTTAATAAAATATACAGTGCCTTCTTGTTAAAGATTTCAATTGCATCGACACGAGACATAAGCTCTATAATGGACCACGCAATTTTAATATCACGCTCTTTTTTAAATACTTTTGTAATATTTTCTTCCCAGTAATCAATAACAGACTTAAAAAATTCTCTCTCTTCTTGAGATCTAACTGTGTTGTCATCGTAAGAAGTATTCTTTACATCTTTGTGTTTAAGGTCTAAGACATCGTTATGAGTCTTCATCTTTTTATAATTGTTATTATTGTGGCAAATCAACCAGTTCTTAACAACAACACTAAAATAACTAAATGCCTTGCCTTTTCCTTGCTTATACTTGTCAAGCCTTGTTATCATAAAAGATATAACATCATGCTTAACACTTTCAATAGGATAATCAAAGTAATAAAACTTAAAAGTGTGGATTATGTTTTCAACTAATTTTTCAAAAGGCTGTCTAAGAGACTCATTATAAATTATATTTCTTTCTCTATGCGAATCAGTTGCATTATAAGCTACAATTGCTGCTTCGGTTTCTTCTGTAAAATACATTCTTGTTTTTGATTTCTTGCGTGGCATGTTTTAATTTTCCTCTGTTATTTTTTCTAAATGGTTTATTGTTTCTTTCATCTGTTCAAATATCGCACCTATCTCATCATCAGACTCAAAGTGACCTGTAGAATCGATTTTTCTAAAGTCAGCTAATGTGCCCTGTATCATTTGATAAGTTGCATCCGTCCACAGTTCTAGTTTGTCACATTTCTTATATAAATTAACTACTATATAGATTGATACTATTGTAGTGAATATAAATGTACACAACATTATTTCTAGCATCATGAGAACAGATCCTTTAATTTGTCAGTGTCTAAATTCTTTACTAGCTCTTCTTCTTTAGTCTCACCTTTCATATACTTCGGAAAGTCTATACGAGATTCACCAGATAACATAAATTCTTCTTTCTCTTGTCTTGCTGCTGACATATCAGCCATAGATACAATGTGTGGTAAGTTTGTTTTCATTGCCTTCCATTCAGCACCTTCAAAAAAGTAAGATGTGTTTTGTTCATTATATAAACCATCTGCAAGCCTCATACCAATATACTCTGATTCTGTCATTGAAATCTGAAATTGGTTTAGAATCCAAACAGCTCTATCAGTAACTGTCATATAATGAATTGCAGGATTATGGTTGTAGTGCTCTTGTAATTTCTTTGCACGCCATTCGTCAGTATTTGTGACGTAATAGTCATCTTCCATATTTCCTATCTTGCCAAGATCATGAAACATTGCAGCAAATGTAACCGATTCTTCTGTAATATCGTCTAAGAACATTCCCTGATCTTTAAATAAATTATAGTATTTGTGAGCCCATTGCATTATGTTTAAGACATGTGCAACATAACCACCTGGAAAAGCATTGTGATAATAAGCTCTGCCAGATGCTGGTGCTAGTGTCATTCTTTCTTCAAAATGATCATGAAGTGCATTAATCTTTTCTAATCTCTCACCTTCAAATGTGTCATTTATTATTTTACGTAACTCAGACCAATTTGATTCGATCTGTTCTGCACTTATTCTCATGCATTCTCCTTTGTCCAGTTTAATTTAAAAATGTCTACGTCTGTAAATTTATACGGTTTGACATGTTCAGACTCTAATATGTCTACAACATTAACCCACTTTGCATTCATTGTATCTCTTACTTGATAAACGCCGTCTTTTCCATCTGTACCTTTCAATAATACAAAATCACCATAATTAAAAGGTCCTCCCCATCTTGCGAGTAAGTTACGAGAAAGAGCAACAAATTTATATCTAGATGCATGATGTATCCTTATTTTAGTGCCATCAGCTGTTATATCTGGTGTGTCATCACATTGTATTGTATTTGGCTGATACATTGTTACATCAACTTTTATTCCGTGTTGATAAAATTCTGATAATCTATCAGATAGCTCTTTGTTCTGATTTGCAAGAAACTCGTAATGTTCGTGATACGTGTCTTTGTTTGCTTTCATAAACTTAGTTGCAACATAACCATTCATAGTTGTTATGAACGCTATTCCAATTAGATATTTGCTAAGGTTTTGCATATTATAGTCTCCTATTTAATACTTAAATCTAACACTTTTTTGCGTAAAAGTAAAGGACTTTTTTTGCTTTTTTGTAACTTTTTTTAATCAATACTAAGATTGTAATTTTTAGATAATTCTATTTTCTCTTGTTGTCTTGATTTTTTCTTTTTTGTCTTGTGAATCTTTGTTGTAGGAATCGGAAAATCAGACATCTTTGGTTTTTGTAGCCTTTTCATTAGTCATCCCAGGTCATTGACCATTGATCGATTTCTTCTTCCGAAGCTCTCAAGTCTTGTAATAATAAGTCAACAGCATCCCAATCTTTTTCTTCATATGCTGCTTCTAATCTCATAATAATCTCTTCAATAGACATTGTCTTTGCTCCACTAGTTGATACTATATATGGATAAGTTTCGTATTGCAAAGAAGAAATATTCATTGTTTCTTCATTAAATTTAAATGGCAAATTAAGCTGCATTATGCCTCCGCTATTGTGTAGTTTAACATTGTACCTTCCGGCTTGTCCTTAAATTCTGCATAGTCTGTAATTAACTTATAGAAAACTTCTTGTGCTGCTTCTTTAACACTTAAGTCTTCACCGTGTGTAAGCTGATCAAAAAGCTTTTTGTTATTATGATAAAAATTTTCTATTTCTAGTCTAAGACACTCCCAGTCTAATACTGGCAAGTCTGTCTTAAATTCGTTTTGTGATAAATAACCTTTGTTCATTAGCCCATTTCGCCTAATATGTTGTCTATTGCTTTGTCTCTTTGTTCTCTTGGCATTTCTGTAGGACGGAATTTTACTATTCCTCTTCCATTTATTGTAGGCATTCCATACTCATCTTTACCTATTGACTTAACAACAACTTTTTTATTTTTAAATTTACCCATTAAAACTGTATCACCTACGCTTATGTCTATCTTAATCATTTTAAATTCCTCTTTAGATCTTTATAAAGCTCTTCCTGATTTTTTCTAATCTCAGCAAAGTCTTTATCAATTTGTTTTATGTCATTGTCCAAGACTGTTATCTCTGCTGACTTATTGACTGTGTATGCGAGTTTTTTATCTGCCTTCTTTGACCCGTAAATATAACTAGCAACTGGAAAGTCTACTTGAATATATTCTAATGAGTCAAACCATTGCTCTGGCTTACCGTTACCATAACCAAGAGTTCTTGCATCACCTCCCGGAAGCCAACCTGTATCAGGTTCTCCTGCATCTGCAGAATATCCACCTGTATTGCTGGAGACTTCTTGAATGTGTTTCTTAAACTTCATATTATTAAATATCACTATCGTTGTGTTGGTGTTCAGGTAATTTATCTGACATCTTTATTATGTTAATTTTCATTTCTTCTAATTGTTTAATCCAGTCAGTGAGCAAAGTCAGTATCTTAGTCTTTGTTACTTCTGAATCATCATCATCGAGTATCTTATCAACCCACTTTTTATACATAGACAGATAACCTGTTAGCCAAATGGCTATTTCACTTCTTTCTTCTGGCCATGATTTTCTCATTTTATCGCTCCGTTACTTGTTCAAAAAGAACAGCTTATACTTCATTCCCTTAATAGTATAATGTATGTTAATAAATAGACTTAAAATATTATCAAGCCACTTATTTTTTGTTGTGAACTCTAAAGTCTCTGTTATCTCTGTATGTGTAGACTTATCAATAACAGATATTCTTGTGCTAAAAAACTTTAAATTAAACGGGCCATCTTCAGCATTTACTATATGCAAATAATATTTTTGCTTAGTTGAGCTGTACATTGCTACTTTAAACTTATACATTTTTGATCCAGCCCATATTCTTAAAACAGCTCTTCTTCTAAGTCCTTTGTATTTATCAAGGCCCCATCCAAAAGGAAGCATTTTCTGAACCAGCTCTCCGCTAATATCAGAATATGCAGACTTTACTACACTGTAATCGCTGTTTACTTTATAAGTCTTCTTAGTCATCTCTATACTTGTTATTTGGGAAGTCGCCAAGATTTAAATAGTAGCAATCATTTACTATTGCTTTCATAAGATCTGTGGTTATGTTTTCAATTGCAGCAGAAGAGTCTAAATTCAACTGCTTGCCTTTATACTTCTTTAATACTTTTCTAATTACATTTTCGAGCATGGTTTTCTCCTGTTAGGTCTTTTGCCAAAAATCTTTTCCCAGTTTTCATCAAACTTCTCTTTGTCAGTAACCCTACTTTTATCTCCTTTTCCTGCGTCGGAGTATTCCTTCTTTTTAGGCACTAACTTTTTTTAAGTCTGTTGGTTTCATCCAAGATGTTGCTCCAACCTTATTAATATAAAGCTGTGCATCTTCATCATCACGTGCTAAAAATTTTACAGGCTTTGCATCTTTTCCGCTGCCTTCTAAGTAGGTATAGTTTTTATACCCATTCCATTCTATTTTACTTTTCTTTGCCATTTTTCATGACCTCCTTGTATAACTCATTGATTGATTTTGTGTCACCACCCTGTGCGATGAGTGCATCTTTTCTTTTCATTATTGTTAGAGGAACATCAGCCAAACTTGGCGGACGACCCCATTCATCACACATAACTTTTTCTTCTAACCATTTTGCTTTAGTCATTATTCCCATATCCTTGCTATTCTACGAATGAAACCTAATGTAGCACCAAAGCCCAATGCTATTCCAGCTATTTGAAAGTTACCCATATACAATGCGATAGAAGATACGAGATATGCCGTAAATCTAAATACACCATAGATTGAGAAATCGCTTTGGTTCTTTAACTGTGTTTTTCTATCCATTACTTACCTGCCTTATGATCTAAGAAATCTTTCTGAGCTTCAATTGCTTTTTTCAATTCCTTCTTTTCTGCTGCCATCTTTAACAAATTCTTGTTATCAGCAATTTTACGTTTTTCTTTATTTGCTTTTTGTCTAGCTTTAATTGCTGCAACATCTGTTACTGGAAGTGTTCCCTTTAGTTCTGGCATTTCTTTGCCCTTAACAAATACATTGCCGTCACTATCAACAAATTCTGCAAGCCATCTCCATCCTCTAGGTCTGGATAAACCTTTGTTTGTTTGAGCTGACCCAAATAAACTTTTTCTTTCTGTTTCAGAAAGTAAACTTATTGCTTTCATCTGTGTGCATGTTGAGCATGTTAAACCATCACCTTCCGGAACTTTTTCTTCTATGCCACATCCTTCATTTGAACACATAGTCCAAACTAGTGATTGCGCAAGATCTGGATTGTAATCTCTCTTTTTAACTTTTCTTCTTCTTTTAGTTGCCATTAATATAACCTCTTTATTTGATACTCTAATCTAAACATTTTCTGCGTAAAAGTAAAGGATTATTTTTACTTTTTTTCGTTTGGAAACACAGCACCCTTCTCCGGTGCTGACTTAATAACTGGTGGCTGTTCTTGTTCTTCAATTATTTCAGGTTCCTCAACATCAGGAGTTGGTTCCCTTTTGTCTTTGTAGAATTCCCACCATTTCATTCCCTTTTTATTTTTAGGTTTTGGATCATCATAAACACCTCCATCAATTATTTCTTTCGGCCTAATAGGTGTAGCTGCTAATTCAAATGCCATGCTTGCTGCTATTACTAGTGATACAGCTAGTGGATCAAATACAAACACTAATATGAATATAAAGAATTTTACAACTGTGTCTATTTCTGTGTTAAATACCCTTGCTAAATAAATCGCTGGCCCGACATCAACACCTGTTTCAACCAATGCAATCTTAAGATCACCTATCTCTTGCTTTAATTCTAGCGATTTAACGTTTAGTTCGTTAATCTGTGGTTGATAATCTTCTCTAAGTTTCTTTCTTGCTGTTCTGTAATTATCTGGCAATTCTTTAATAGCATCTTCCATTTCTTGTTTTAGAAAAATCTGATCATCCTTCACCTGTTGTAATTGGTCTTCTTTGAAGATCAGTGATGTTGATTGCTTTTCGAATCCAGTTGTAGCTCCTTGATATGCATTTGACAGATAGCCAAATATACCAGCAGAAGTTATCATAATAAGAACAATTGTGCCGACGAGTAAATAGGTTCTCAAGAACGCGGGTACCGTCTTCCAGTATCTGTAAAGAAACGAGGCAGTTACTAATTTAGCAAATTCAAGGCTTCCAGCCATGATCACCACACTCGTCTGTGCGCCGGCAAATAATTTTGATAATCCGAATACAGAGAAAAATGCTGCACTGAATGCTACAGCACCAGCAGCAGTTGCTACAATATAAGGAAATATTTTAGAGTTTATAAATTCCATGATTAATTCACCTTGATGTCTTGGTGTTCAGCTATAAGTATCTCGTTGCAGAAATAATATGTATCATGATTCTTAAGTACGTGATCTGATCTCCAGCATTTTTTCCAGTATTCGATTCCCTTCACATCAACGCTGGCCATGCTTTGTGTACCCTTCACATAGTACATAACACCCCCAGCGTTGATGATCCGGTTGCTCATCGTAACCTAGCTTATTTTAACCGACGTTTTTTTAGGTTTCTCTGGCTCAATCTTTGGTATCTCGATTGAGAGAAGCCCGTCTTTAAAATTAGCTTTTATGTTGTCCCCGTCAAGGAACTCGCCAAGGGTAAACTTTCTTTCGAATGCAGAATGTTTTAATTCTCTTCTAAGAACTGTAGCATTCGAGTCTTCATCGAAACCATGCTTATCCCCTTTAATCGTGAGAACACCTTCTTCAACATGTATGTTGATATTCTTCTTGTCTATTCCAGGAATCTCTGCCATAACACCAACTTTGTCATCGTACTCGTATACATTTACTTTCGGATAAGCAGCGCCTGAAAATGGATTAACTCCTACAGTTTGTGCCACTTCAGGGTAAGTTTCTTCGAACATACTGTCAAACAGTTTATCGAATGGTGTTAAGAAATTGTCTCTTGATATTCCAGGAAAACTGGTGTATTTTACTAAGCTCATTATTTTTCTCCTTATGTTATTCTTATGAACTAACTTGAGAACCTAACCATTTAGCGTTCTCATATAGTATAGAGAAAAAAGTGTGCCAAACCTCTCCGTATGTCATAATGACATCCTTTTTATTTTAATTGGTTTTGACGTATGACATTTTGTCATACTCTTAATTCAACATTCATGCGTCTAGCTACAATAAACACACCGCGGTCAAATTTATTCTTTTCTAATTTTGTCATGATTTTTTCTGCTTCGCCTCGCTTAATAGGCTTTTCTACATCTTTGCCATCCCAGTAAATAGTAGAAGCATCACTCCTTGAACAGAGTTCTAAAATCTTCTCTACCTTCTGAAATTCTAAATAAGTTGTTAAAGATGCACTTAACCCTCTTGCTTGCTCTGTTAACAGTATGAACTTATCATATCCTGATAATTTATTATATTCCAAAACTACTCCTTACTTTATGTTTGCCAGCTGTAACATGATAATTGCTGCAGCTAATACGATTGATATTACAGTATGCCAAGACGGCAACTCTTTTAAAATTAACATTGTCATTATTCCAAATACAAGTGTGCCTACACCAAATCCAATAAGTCTAACATTCCAAACTCCACCAAAAATTTCATATGATAGTGTTGCTGATCTCCAAAAAAGCCACCCGATCGGAAGGCCTAAAACTACAACAGCTAAATCTTTTGAAAATAGCTGCTTAAAAAATGGATTGCTTAGAAACTGTCCCTGTAATTGGTACCACGCCATAATGTTTCCGAACACTAAGTACGTTATAAGTTTTGTGAATAGATTATATTCTAAGTTCATTTTGGAACTCCTACTGTAAACAACATATCTTTGTTAATGTTATGATGCATATTTCCAGCACAGATATATCGTGGATTTTTAAATTTTTGTGAAGGCACAAAGTGTTGTGCCCAACCTGGAAATAATATCAACATTCCAGGAAATATGTCATATCTTCTATTGAAACCTGGAAAATGTATTCCTGGATGATCTTTGTCCGCTGTAATGTAATAACAAAAAGAAAGTGCAGCAGGATAGTGATGATGTTGTATTGCCTCTTCACCAGACAGATATTTTGTACCCCACATGTCAGACATCACAGGATTCTCAAAGTTTGGTGACATCGCATCAATAGCACATGATAAAACTATCTGTGCTAACTTTCTATAACCTGGTATCTTTCCTCTGTACCACTGAGTCATTTGTGCTTTTACATTGCTTCCATGATTTTGCCTATCTCCCTGCGCTTCTATATCTTCAATAAGCAGCTTATCCATTTCGGGATCTTTTATTTCACCAATAAATATTTCAGATTCTTGTGTGTATTCTAGTTTACCTGTTGAATACATTACTATAGGATCATCAATGAAGTGATCGCATACTATTCCACCATCTTCTTTTTTTACTATTTTACTCATGTTATATTCCCAAGTGCTCGTCAGGGTCTGGCATTTCTACATCTTCTTCTTTTAAGTCTACGTCAAGTTTTACATCAGTATCCAACACTCCAGTATATAAGCTGCTAAATATTGTATATAACAAATCTTTAACTGCTACCCATAGTGATTTAAACGTTGCTTGTCTCATTTGTGTGTGTGAAAGAATTTCTTTTTATTAAATGTTTTAAGAAGATCTTTGACTTCATCTAGTTCTTTTTGAATAACATCTAATTGTTTATTAATCTTCTTATCAGACTTATCAGCCTTGTCATCTATGTCTTCTGTAATATCGTATAGATCGTCAAGGTCTACACCAATTTGTGCCATTCGTGTTTGTGTAAAGTTAACTGATGATGCAAAATCATCTATCGTTACCATTATATTTAATTTTGCATCTATATCTTTTTTCATTTGTGCTAATGCTTCATCTGCAATCTGACCAGATTCTATAAGTTTACCCAGGAATGTAATATCATCTAGTATTTTTCTCAACTGTGTGACATAGCTCTGTATTGTTTTTGGGTTGTTTAAGTCTGTAAACACTGCGACTTTTTCATCAGTCTTCTTGTATTGTTCACCTAATTCTGCTACACGATCATTTGCTTTTTGTACACCAAGATACAGTCCTGACGTAAAGCAAAATAAGCTACATGCAGCTATTGCTATTGCTTGCTTCATATTTTTACCTCAATTCCTATTTTAGCTTTATAAAATTCTTTGCCTTGAAGTTTGGATATTTCGCCTACATTATACAACCTAATTTTTTCAGTAAGCTTGTAAGATACTTTAAACTTGTCTTCAAATTCAAATGTATCTCTACCGTCTTCTTCACTTGGAGGTAAGTAGCCATCAAAAGAAACATCAACTTCTATTTTATTATTGTAATACGCTTTCTTTTTAGACACACCAAAAGATATGAATGTTACAAAGTTGCTACTGAATAGATTTTCGTTTGTATTACGGCTGGTAAAGCCGAATGACATGTTTTTGTAACTTCTTCTTGCATCAATTTTGAGATACCTTACATCTTGGCTTTGCTTGTCCATATACTCAGGTTTAAAATAAATGCCATTGTCAAACTTATACCAAAACAAATCATCTATGTAGAACTCACCAAGTTCTCTTTCCCACTGTCTGTTAGCATAAAAATTATCATTGCTTATTCCAATACTAACCTCATAATCATCTGGGTTTGGCTGTGTATTTGGTGTCCTTGCCGCGAATGAACTAAATAACATTACACCTGCTAATAAACTGTCTAATACCATTACGATAACTCCTTGATCATTTCTTCTTTACTTTTAATTCCTACAATACGATTTACTTCTTCGTCACCATCCATAATAAGCGTTGTTGGTACTGAACGAATATTAGCATCAATAGCCATTTGTCTATTCTCATCACCATCTATGAACTCTATATTATATCCTTCATCTGATAACTCTTGCATTATAGGTTTGAATTGTTTACAAGGTCCACACCACGTAGCACTAAAATACTTTGCTGTTTTCATTTTAGCCTCCTGTTAAAAAATTCGTCTATAAAACTCTTACCTGTATACATTACAGCCAGGTAAAGCGAGATCTCCATTATCTCAAAATATCCTATTGTGTTAAGTGCATTTAAGTCCATATTATTCTCCTACCTTATAGTATTTTAGTACCCCAAAGATTCCAGCGATACAAATTATAAAAAAACCTATTAAAATCATTTAGTATTCTGGCCTCCTGCCAAAGTCATTTTTTTCAAATCTCTTCTTTAAGTGCCTACCATACAAAAAAAGCATAATCGAAAGTTTTATTCTATCTACCATGTATCTGATGATATTTCTCAACTGCCAACTCCTTGTGTTTCGCTTCGACTACGATATCAACATCGTAACCATAAGTATCGATGTACTGATATACGTAGTCAGAATGCGCTTGTGGTTTTATTTTAGGGTCGCCTTTTTCTTCACTCCTAGATTCCGAATAATGGAAACAAGGCTTGATGCCTTTCGGCCAAGTCGACGCAGCCAGCTTAACGGCATCGCGCTCGGTAAGATCGCCAGGGCAAAACCTGTGGTGATGATAGTCGAACACGATGGGCAAGCCAATACGACGGTATACTCCATGATATAGATCCTCCACTGAGTAACATGTTGCCTTATCGTCGTTTTCGACAGTAAGACGGGTTTTAACTGAATCTGGTAGACGTTCGAAGTTCTTAACGAACCTGTTTAGTGCATTTTCTTTTTCACCATAAACGCCTCCAGCATGAATATTAATTTTATTGTAGGGAGTCCGAGACAATCCCATCATATCGAATACTTCGCCGTGGATCGTTAAGTCGTTGATGCAGTTCTGTACTACGTGCTCATGCGGTGATGTAAGAACATTGAATTGTCCCGGATGTGTTGTAAGCCTAAGGCCACCTTTAGTCGCTTTCTCTCCGCCAGATTTTAGCCAAAACTTAATTTCCTCTAGGTCTTTAAGTTGGCCCCATTTATATTCGGACTTCCAAGGGATCATAGAAGATGAGATGCGAAATAACTCATAACCTTGCTCTATGTTCCACTCGATAATCTTGTCCAGATCTCTGACGTTTTTTAGTATAATCTCAGACGCATAATCTGTACCTTTCGATTCGAAAGTACGTTTGATCATTGTTCGCCCGGTTGTTATCCGTTCTACACCTTTTTCTTTTCCACCGTACTGTTGCGGATAACTGAGTTGCATATTAATGCATGCATAACCTAGTGCCATATTTTTAGCTTCTCCCTAATTGTGTTTGTTGTTCTAGTGCAGTTGCCAAATAAAGATTCAAGACCTTATCATTAGGCTGCACATTAAAATTATTATGCTGAAAGATTTCCCACGAATCTTTTGCATACTTACCAATTCCGTGCAATTCAGAAGGATCACTAAATCCGTCAAGATACTCTAAGCTAAAACGAATTAGTGTAACTGCTCTCTTATTTTGCATACCCAATGGTGTTAGCATTTTAGAAAGTTCTGATACAGCTGCGTTAGCCAAGTCTCTAGGATTGGGATATTTTTTAAATAACTTGTGTCGAATTTTATCGACTTGTTTTCTAGTTGTTAAGTTAAGCATTATACAACAGACCAACATTTTCCACGGGTCATTTTTATATATATCCTGCAAAAGTCTGAAATTGCGAACTTTTATCATATAACGTCTACGATTCTCGATTCTCTTACTGAAGTTAATTCCCAATCATTCGGATTTGCAGTCATCATCTCACCGACTTTGTTTTCAACAACTGATACTGATGTTGCTTCACCTACAAGAATTTCTTCTTTTAGTTTTTTGATTTTAGTATTGCCTTTGTTGCCAACAGGAATTTCTATTTCCTGTACAACTGTTGCGATGTAGTATTTCATTTATTTTCCTTTTCTTTCATTATTATAAAAATTAAAGTTGTCATTCCGCCAAGCAGCATGAGCATCATCATCACAATTGATTCGATCATACTTGCCTGCCGTTCTCATAAACTGTTTTACAGACAGGGAATCTTAATGAGAATTTACCTGTCTTGTCCTGAGACTCTTCAAAGTACTGAACAGTAATTTCTTTGCCGAGGATTTTGCTAGGATCATTGAAATAAACCTGTCTATCACCTATTGAGAATCCAGATCCAACAGACACTGGATTTCCTTTGTGCTCGATAATAACATTTGTCATTGTCATGATTTCTGTTTCAAGCCCTGTTCCTTTGTCGATAATTCTAAATGGACCAGTCTCAATGTCTTTAACGATATATTCATCATCAATAAATTTCTTACATTTAAGAATATCATTTGATCTTTTGCCTTTGTAAGTAGTGTTTTTACGAAGCATGATACCTTCCCATCCTGCTTCATCAGCAACATCTAAGATGCTTAGTACATCTTCTTCATTAATAACTGTATTGTGTGTAACAGGATCGATAGAGAATGCATCATTGATTAAGCATTCTTGTCCGAGTGTTCTCATAAACCATGTCCATCTTTCCATCATTGTTCTTTCACTAGTGCATGAATCGAACTCTTCAGTAGTCAAGCAATCAAATACTTTAAAACGAGGACTGTTAATTGTGTGATCTTTGCGTCTGATCTCTTTGATAACTGACTGGAAGTCTTCATCACCGTTTTTATCAACAATACATAACTCGCCATCTAATACAATATTATCAGTAGCTAGTACATGATCGCTAAGATCTGCAGCAACATTGCTTAGTGTATGAAACTCTTTGCCTTGACGTGAGAAGAATTTAATCTGACGATCTTCAATTCTACAAATAACTCTGACACCATCTAGCTTACGTGAGTAGAACCATTCTTCATTGTCCCAGTCAATTCTGTGTGCATGCTTTTCAAATGCAGTTGCCAAAGCAACATCAAATGTAGGGATCAGACCAGGAATAACTTTATTAATAAGCTTTGAATCGGCACGAGCTTTAAGACTTCGTTCAAATACAAGAGATAATGGAAAGTCCATGCCGACTCTACGCCTGTAATTATTAACACAACCTAAAGCTGAGTGACCTGTAATATTTCTTTCACTTAGCATCTTAAGAAGATCAAATATTCTACCATCAAACTCAAAGTCTAAGTCTTTACGCTTAAGAATATTTTTCCAAGTTACACCGTACTGCATGTAAGGATTGTACATCATTGAAACTAGCTCTTGTAATTCTTTATCTGATACTAAGAAATCTTTAAGTACTTGAACTTTGTCATTAGTACTATTAGAAGTATTAAGACGATCATGAAGACGTTGAAGTCTGAACAGTAATTCTCTGTCCCTTGGTGAGTTGATTAGTTTTTTATTATTCATATGTAACCTTTATTTTTATCCTATATTTGATGCTCTAATCTAATACTTTTCTGCGTAAAAGTAAAGGACTTTTTTTGCTTTTTTGTAACTTTTTTATTTCCCCTCCAAGTATGTTTTAAGTGCAGCGGCTTCAATATCTTTAACATACTGAATATGTGCTTGCTCTACAATAGCAAAGAATTCCTCTGATGTGAGGTCTTCATATGCACCTGCTAGAGATCTATGATTAAAATGTTCTAAAACTAAATCGATAATAATAGAATCGATCGGTGACTTCTGTGAATAGAACGCCGGTATTCTTTTATAAAAATCGATTTCTTTTTCTTCTATCATATGTGGACTCCGATAGTGTTTATAAGTGTTGTAGTATCGATCCAGACTTTTAACAAAAACCCAACAGCGATACCGATTGCGATTCCTATTAAGACGTAACTAATTTTTTCTTCATCTGTTAAGTTCCTCATCTTTCTCTTTCTTCTTACTGTTTTCTTTTAAATACTCCAGAAGTTTAGTAGTTGCAGCTCTATCGTCTCCTTCATGTCTAGGCTGTGATTCTAATTGCATAACACGTTTTTCTAGATTTTCTATTCTAGTGAGCATGAGCTCTAATATCTTATCCACTTATTTCCCAACCTTCCTTTAGTAAGTTTTGCACTTTCTTATACTTCATTACTTTAACTGCATCGCCTTTTTTTATGGTAACCAAATGATTTCTACCAATCTTCTTTTCTGCACGATAAGTCGTATCTATCCTTCTGTCCATGCAAACGATTCCGCTTAAATGGTCTACTTCATGTTGCACACATACAGCTTCTAAAAGTCGTATTGCAGTATCTTGCTGATTGGATTTATCTTCCCATACACCTTTGGCACCTTCGATACCAGTTGCCTTACCACTAAATATCAACGAACCTTCCTGTTGTGCAGTTTTTACTTCGACTGTTTCGTATCTTTCGGTTCGTATTCCCTTGCCAGGGTAAGATAAGCAACCCTCATAATAGCTAACCTTGTCAGACTTACTAATGATCTCAGGGTTGATGAGTATAATAGGCTCACGAACATTGAGTACGGCCACTTGTGCATCAATTCCCACTTGATTCGCTGCCAAGCCAATCCCGTCTTTTCTTTTGTTAAGTATCTGAAATAGTTTTGTTGCAATTTCCATTCCTTCTTCAACAGTTACCTCCCTAAGCTTCTTGTTAATCACAGGGTTGTGATTCTTGTTGCAGTTAATTACCTTAAGATTATTCTCCAAAATTACCCCACATCATTAAATTAGTGATAAGCTTTTCATCCATATCTGTCCAGTTTTCGTAAGTCTTGTCCCACCAATACACCTCACCAGAGTCAGCATCTGATATTTCATTTATATTTAACTCTTCATCTTCCATAGTCCATGATACTTCAAAGTTCTTTGCGTATCCGTCATGAATTGCGTGTTCTGTTATGAAGCCACATTTAAAGATTAGGTCAAAGAAAGAAACATCTCTGACCCTCCCAAAACCTTCTTTGTCATTATAATCTTCACCAACCATAGAATCACCAGTCACTGTAGTAACGTATTCTTTCATTATTAACCTCTAGTTAACATTGTTGCTGGAACATTATATCTCATTGCGCCGTCTAGAATGTCGACTTCAATATATTTTCTCTTTACTTTAAAAACCACACCTGGCTCTGTTTGACCATTGTTTTCAAAAGTAACTTTATCACCTTTAGCAAATAAGCTAGCAGCCATTGAGCCAAGAACTTGTCTACGTCTTTTGATAACTCCAATTAGTTCGTTGATTTCTTCAGAATTCATTTTGTTGATTTCATTTACGATTGTATTTTTCATGTTTGTTGTAACCCTTGTTTTTTTGTTATTTGTCATGGCTTAACTTAAGCCTTTTTCGCGTAAAAGTAAAGGATTATTTTTGCTTTTTTTCACTTTTTTTTTGACGCTTTATTTCTGCTAAGCGCCCTACGTCCTCTTTTGTTTTCTTTTTATGGCAGGGTCTACATAAAGTCTGGAGATTTCTTTCATCCCAGTAGCTTAAATCTATTGCATGATTGGGTAGTCCCTTCTGTTCGTATAACGGCTTTATGTGATCTACTTCGAATCGTGGATCGTAATCACCACATTCACAACACTCACCATAATCTCTCTGCCTAATGTATTTTCTTATTGTTTTTCCATCGTATAACATCATATACTTTTCAGAACATTCAGGGTGCCAGCTAGCTCTCATATTCCTTCTGCCTTGATTATCATTAATAATGCTACCACACCATCTGCACTGGCCTTTTTCTTTTACATCATAATATGAGTCTGGCTTTGGTGGGTAACGATAATCTTTTTCATGATGATCAGTCTTTCTAGTCTTTTTCCCTAGTGTTCTTTTTGTTCCGCTGCTCCATCTACGCATGTAACCTCCATTTGTCTTTTCTGCAAGTATATAAAATATATTGCAATAACCTTGATTGATAGAATAATTATAAAGTATGTCAACTAGTACTATCTGCTTTTTTCGATGAGTTAATCAGTGCGTCTGATACCTGTGCGCTGAGTAATGATTGAATTGAAAAGTAAAGTGAAGGATTACGCTTAAGTAGAGATTTAAACTCAGGCTGTTTCCACACTAAACATTCAGTATCATGTTTTGCAATACAATCAGCAGTTGCCGGTCTTTCTGTAAGAAAACTCATCTCACCAACAAACTGCCCGTCTTTTAATTCTGTAACTTTCTTTCCCTTTACTGCTATGTCCACAGTGCCGTTATAAATTAATATTAGTTTCTTTACGTCTGCACCCTCTTTAATCATGTGATGCCCACTCTTAAATTTTTCCCACTTAGCTATCTTGGTGACCTTGAGATATTCTACAGGACTAAGATCTTTGAATAGAGATTCATATAACTCTTTGTCTTTTGGTTTCATTTTGATCGGACGCTTCTCATAGAATATAATGGCTATGTGATATAGATTGAGTCCTACAAATACTAGATTCCAACCGATCGGTAACCACATAGGTGTTATAGGAATAAAATAATTATACAGAACAGAGAACAGACTTGCAACTACCGATACTACACGTAAATATAATATGTCCTTGACCAGAAAGCTAAATGCTATCAGACCAAATGCTAAGTGTCCTGCTATTGTTGCTAAGTTCATTACAGATGCCATCCCATTATCACAAAATAAAAGTATGCTAGTGCAGCCAATACCCAGACCGCTGTTGAAATATAGAGATTAGTTATATCCTGCTGAGTAGCAGCACTCTTCTTCTTTTCTACTTTGTCCCATTTGTTCATTTATATTCCCCACAATAACCATCTTGCTAGCTTCCATACCGCATACCAGCTAGTAAAACAGCCTACAGGTATAAGTATCAGATAAACAAATAACCTAATTATGTGATCTTTTCTTTTTTGTTTTAGTTCCATCGACATCCCCTCTATCCAGTTGCTGGGTTTCATATGTTTAGATCTCCTATGTTTTCTAAATAACAATTAAAGTCTTCTTCATATGCAGATCTAATTCCTTCAAGTATATCTGGGTCATTGCGAAGGCTAATAATTTCTCTTCTCCAATTCGGATTAGCATTAATATTGACAGGACTAGCCTCGTCAGATATTTTTGTTATGATCTCATTGTCTATATCTTCAAATTTTAAATACTCATCTATTCCAAACGGAACACCGTCCAAGCCTTTGTGAAACCAGACCTGAGGTACTATGTGTATATTAAAATACTTTTCTTTCTTTACGTCTTCCAATGTATATAGTAACCGATCTTTCCACGTGCCCTCTTCATAATTCTTATCTCTAAAATGGTTGTCCAGTATAGGGCTGTTAAGTGCTGTGGCTGCTGCGCTAAAAAATCTTGTGATGGGATTTCTCATTATTGTCAAGAGACGAAACTCACCCCTGTTTGGAATAACATTGTTGTTTAGATTGGTTGGTCCTCCACGCAGAATATGTGATCTGATTGTTGTGCTGGCACACTTGGGTGTATGTATTACTATAACTCTCCAGCCTTCGTCCTTCCAAGCTAGGCCGTTCTGTTTGTTCATGTCTAGAAATTTCATTTCTTTATTTCCCTGTATGTGTTTGGGCTCGTATGGACACATCAAACAACCATGCCCACAACAATAACCTCTATCTATTAAAAATTCTCTAGATAACATTAGTCCATGCTTAATATGAGATAGAAAGCACTGATAAAACTTATTAATGCAATTCCGCCTATTATATAAATCATAGCCATACTCCTTAGTTTAATTCTGGTGTTATCTCATATTCATCCGGTGTTACGAAGAAACTCAGTATCCAACGCTTATCCTCACCCTCATCCCACTCTTCATAACTGACCAACTTACACTGAGGAGTAGTTAATTTCTCCACAACTTTATCGGTCTGCTTCTCTTCTTTACAGATAACATAAATAAAATTCTCATCCGTCCTAACCATAACTTCATTGTCATGCTTGTTGTAGGTTATGTTAGGCTTCACCGCGCTCTCCCCAGTTCTCCGCCAACCAGTCTTCCTCGGGGTCATCCCCGGTCTTATCCATTTTAAAGAAGTGCTGTGCCACACTGGGGTCGGTAGGATCAATCACCAACACTTCCTCGGCATATTCACCCCTCTCATATCTCCTACGCCACTCCACCGCGGCCCTTTCAGATGCGCGAGCGGATCGCGAGATTTTTTCTGCGCGATGGACGCGCCAGCGGTTCGAGAAATTTCCAATAGCATATCCTAATAAGACGGATCCTATAATGTATATAATGAGACTATCCATATTATTAAATATCAACTAACATTGCATATGGGTTTATTACCGAACTCGGCTTCATATTGTGATACTAAAGATCGCTCAACAACCTCAGCCGACACGGAACTAACCGAATCAAACCAGAAGCCGTTGAATTGGACGGAACGTTTAGGAATAAACATAGCATATAAGTGGAAGTGACGTTGACCGGTATTCAAGACGTTATCCATAACTATCTTATTAGTAGAACACACCTTACCCTCAGCAACAC